CTGTCCTCGCCGCTCACCTGGCCGAGCGCCGAGGTGATGTCAAACGCCGCAAGGTTTTTCGCCGGCTTGTGCATCGCCTTGATGGGAGAGACCGGTAGTGCTTCCACCACGAGACCGGTGTCGTCCACCCTGTGGCGGTACTCTTTGCCGGTTGCGGCGGTGCAGGTCTCCAGCACCTCGTCGATGATGTCGGACGGCGTTGAGCCTGTCCACAGCTGCGTGATTTTGGTCGGCAGGCTGCACACCTTGCCGACTGTCACGCCCGCCTTGGCGCACGCCTTACGAATCACCTGATCGGCGGCAAGGTTGTTGACCTGCAGCACGATTTCCGACTTATTAAGATACCAGCCGCGGTCATAGGCGGTAACACCGCCGTCCAGCGTCACCGTGATGATAACGCCGGAAAAGACCGTTTTGCCCTGATTGGTCACGCGCACCTTGTCGCCCGGCGCAAGCGCCAGCTTGGGCGTGTACTTGTCCCACGGCGAGATAAACGTCGTAAACGTCAGCTCCGCCGCCAGCGTGTCAAGGTCATCCGTCAGCGTCATGTCACTGGCAAATGCCGTAATGTCGCGCGGCTGTGCGCCGTCGCGGTACAGGACGAGCTTGTGCTCGTCTACATAGCCTGCCGCCATGCGGCGCACCTCCTCATGTGATAAATCGGTATTCTGTCACGGCAATGCTGTACTCCAGATCGCCGTTGCGGCGCACGGTGACGTCAAAGCTGTCCACCGTCACCGGCATGTTAAGCCGGGAAGCGCCCTTGCTGTCGAGCACGATCAGCCGGAACGGCACTTTCTTGTCACGCCACCGGTCGAAAAAATCTACATACGCCCAGCCGTCCGCAGATGCCTCGGACGGCATAAACGGATATCTGTGCACCGGCAGCAGCGCCGTCCACTCCATGTGCCGCAGACCGAGCGGCCCGATGCGTCGACAGTCTCGACTCAACCCCTCGTAGGTCTCATGGTGCTGCTCGGCGAGCGGCAGCGGAAAGTCCGGCGGACAGTGCGGCAGCGTCCAGACCTCCTCGTTGTTGTTGACCGAGATTATAATTTTGTACACGCACCGCACCTCCTTATGTGTTGCCGAGCGCGGCAAGCACCTTGCGGCCGACGTACTCACCGACCTGCTCGGTATACTCGCGGTTGCCGATGACGTTGCCCTGGATGTTGACGTTGACCGTCACACTCCGGCCGCCTGCCGCCTTGACAGATACATCATGCGGGATGATCTGCGTGCCGCTCGGCAGGTTCATAATTTCGCCGCCGCGCTCGTTGACCCGGGTCAGGCCGCCGCGCCAGTACGGCGTACCCATGGCATTGCCGTCCAGATGATCGGCAATCCACGACACGGCATTCTTGCCGCCCTTGTAGATGGAGCCGAGAATCGGCACACTCTCGATCTTCTGGTCAAGCCACGAGAAGAAGCCCGTGACCTTTTCCTTAGCAGCCGAAAAAGCGCCCGTGATACTGTCCCTGATGCCGCCGAACGCTGTTTTTATGCTGTTCCATACCTCTCCGGCCTTGGCCTTGACGGTATCCCAGTTTTTATACAGCAGCACACCGACCGCAATCGCGCCCTCGATCAGAAGGATTACCGCGCCGATCGGGTTTGCGCTCATCGCGGCGTTCAGTCCGGTCTGCGCCGCCGTGGCCGCGCCTGTCGCGGCCGTCTGGCCGCCGAGTACGCCGGTCATCGTCAGCACGGTCTTGCCCATACCGAGCAGCGCCGACGCGCCGCCCGCGACGCTCTGGTTGAACTGCGCCAGCTTGACCAGCCCGAAGGCCACGGCCAGCAGCTTGACGCCGGTCTTGAGTCCGTCCGCGTGTTCCCGACACCAGTCCATCGCGTCCCCGGCCCTTTGCAGACCCTGCGTAAAATTCTCATCAAACTGCTGTTTGAGCGCAGACAGATCAAGCCCCTCGACCCATGCGCCGAAGGCTTCCGCCTGCTGCTGCACCCAGTCCAGCGCCGATCCAGAGCGGATCGAGCCGTCCTCGGCCGCGCCCGCCAGCACCCACAGCTGATTTTTAACCTTGGAGCTGGTGTCGCCGACCTTGGCCAGCGTCTCGTCCAGCGTCGCATGGTTACGCCGGGCGTTGATGACCTGCTGATTATTGGCGTAGAAGCTGTCCGCAGCCTTGTCGTAGGTCGTGGACAGCGTGTCCATGATGAGACGGTTGCGCTTGGATACGTCGGTCGTCTGCTCCAGCTTGGCGTTAAAATCGTCTTCCATGATGCCGACCCAGTTGAGCGCATCCGCGAAAACGCCGGTCACCTTGCCGGTGCGTGCAGTTTCGTTGGCGCTCTCTACAAGCCCCTCGATCGGCAGCGAATCGCCAAACGTGCCGTGCACGCCTGCGGCGATGCGCGTCCACTTGGTTACCTCTTCCTCGTTCTTCGCCATGTTGGCGAGCAGCTGCGAGGCTTCGGTTGCGGTGTCCGTATCGCCCAGAATCGCATAAAAATTTCGATAGCTCTTGCGAGCCACATCGGCGGAAAAGCCCGCCGTCTGAAATCCGGCGTTCAGCTTGCCCTGCGCGACGCGGTATTCCTCGGTCGCGCCGTCCAGCGCCACAAACGCCGCCGTCAGACCGGCGACCGCCGCGCCTGTGGCCTTGACACCCTTCTTTGCAAAATCCCCCAACGCCGTGAGCGATTTATTTTTGAATGCGACCACCTTGCGGGTGGCCTGCATCATGCTGTCATCAATATTCTTGCCGGATTTCTTAGCCGCCTTAGCTGCCGCTACCAGACCGCCCGACATCTCGTCTTTGAGCGTCAGGACGGTGTTGATTACTTTATTCTTCGCCATTATTCGCCCTCCTTATCAGGCGGATTAAAGGCCAGAGCCACGCCCGCCGCCACAAGCCAGCGCTGCTCCTCATACCAGCGCGCCCGCCCCTCGCGGAGCACTGCGCGGTCGCTGAGCGACATACTGCGCAGCTGCTCCGGGCTGATGCCCCGCGGCGCATAAAACGCCGCAAGGTCGAGCAGCGGGTCGCGCTCGATCAGTTTTTTACGGTGGTCTCTTTCTGCTCTGCCGGACCGACCAGGCCGAGCCAGCGATACAGCTTGCCGCCCAACTGGTCAACCTCGTACGGCTGCATCAGCGTCCAGACGGTGTCATACGGGTCGGTAACGCCCAGAGCCTTGTGCAGCTCCGGGTCCTGCAGATCAGGACAGCAGTCATAGATCAGGCTTGCACAGCCGCGTACCGTGTCTGCCGCACTCTCGGACAGCATGGCTTCGGCATAGCTCAGCTTGGCATCCACGCTCGGCTGTACAAAGGTCAGCATTTCGCCGGCCACTTCAAACTGCTTTGCGTTCTTGCGGTCCTTTGCGCGCTGCTCGGCTTTCGCCGCCAGCGCATCCAGTAACTTCTTGTCCACGCTTTACTCCTCCTTAAATCGTCTCAAGAACCTCGAAGTGACCGAACTTGAACGGCACCTCTTCCTCGACCTTTGCTTTCTTCTCGAACTTCGCCAGATAAAATTCGTCGATCGTCACATCGGACAGCGACACGCGCTCTACCTTGTTGGTGCCCTTCTGGGCCAGTGCGGTGATGATGGTCACCGTCGGCATTTCGCCGGACTGGTAGGCATCCGCCATCATCTGGAGCACATCCGAGTCAATCTTGAGCACGGTGAACGTGCCCTCGCCGGAATAACCGTTGTAAATGCGGTAGGTTGCCGGATCGCCGCAGACGTTCACTTCTTCAAAGTCCGCGCCTACTTTCGCCTCCACGCTCTGGAGTGTGGTCAGGCGCTTGCCATTGAACCAGACATTGCCCTGGTTACCATGGAGCACGCGGTTCGGGTTAAAATCAGCCATAAGTACCTCCTGTTACGCCATCGTGATCGGGAAAATGAGGTCGGTCATCGAGTTCAGGATCTTGACATTTGCGGTCAGGTAAACCGTTCTCTTAAACGGGTTGGCCTTGACCGTGTCGTCGTCCCAGCTCTCCGCCTCGCTCTTGCCGGATGCCACCCATGCGGCTCGCTGCGCATCTACATCGATCATTGCAGCGTTCGCATAATCCGGATCAAGGATTGTCTGCTGCATGAGCTGACGGAAATAGCTGCTGTTGAGTGCATTTACGAGCATCATCTGATTATCCCGCGAGTTTCTGTAGTTGCCGAGGTAGGTCTCGCGGAATGTCGCCGCAATATCGTCCTTCATCATATCCATGGCCTCGACGGTCTCGATCAGGCACATATCCTCAGTGCGCGTCTTGCCATCCGTGGTCGTCATAGAGTTGATGCCCTGTGCGATACGCACGGTATTGTCCTCGCTGTTAACAAGGATAAACTTGCCGGTGCCAAGCGCCGCATCGTTGTCCTCGACCTCCTGCACCTCTTTCAGATTAGAGCACTGGTAGTTAGTGCTGCCTCTCTTGACGTTGCAGACGGCGAAAATGCCGACCAGACTCGGCAGATACGCTACGCCGTCCTTCTCCCCACGATCGTCGGAGAACGTGACCTTTTCGTTGATGAAATTGACCACGTGCATATCATCCGGCAGGGTCGTGAGGCCATAGCAGACCGCCTTGTAGGTTTTCTTCTTGGCGTTGTCCTGCGTTTTTACCCACGCCGCGAGCGCGAGGCCGTCCTCCGCGCTCTGGCCTGCGATCGCGAGCCAGCCGGTTTTCACCGTGCGGCCGATCTCCGCGAGCGTGTCGGCGAGTGCGCCGTCCGAGTCCGCGCGGAACACGTGCGCCTGATACGGCGCAAAGCCGAGCAGATCGCAGATGGCGTTGTAGTTATCTGCGGTGAACAGGCTTTCGTCTGCCTGCGCCGCAGAGAGATCAGCGTACTGCTTGTGCGTGAAGCTCTTATCCGTATCATCGCGCACGATCAGGATTGCGATGCCGCGTTCCGAGCGTCCGATGAGCGACACAGCTCTCTGCTCAAAACTGATTTCGATTTTCGGCATTGTAATTGCCATTGGTTTTACTCCTCCTCTCAGTATTCGAGGGCTTCCATCATTTCTCCGGTTTCTGCGGCGCTCTCGCACCAGCTGAGTGCAAACTGGAGCACCAGCACACCGAGCGATATGGTCGTGCTGACCGTATCGTCCGGCACCAGCACGATCTCGCCGGTGTCGATACCGGTTTCAAGTGCGGCGATCAGGTGTTCCGCCATCTCACTGCACTCCTCGAGGTACTCCACCCGCTCGGCGGGATAGTACCAAACGTCCACGTCGATCGACCGCTCCCGCGCACCGCCGCAGGCGGCGTTTCCCTCTGCCGGGAATATGTCGATCTTGAAGGACGGACGCACCACGGGTTTATCGGTGTCCGATTTGGACACCGGAACACCGGGTGCTGCTTGCTTTAACAGCGCGGTCAGTGCCGCGCGTACTTCTCGAATTGTCATATCTTATCTATCAACTCGTCAACCATATCCTCGGCGGTCGACTCAAACTCCGGTTCAAATTCCTCAGCAGCCTTAGCAAACACCTTTTTGCCTGCCTGATAACTACCCTTTGAGTCGTCACGCAATTCCGGCGTCCAGCCGTCCTCAATGAGATGACCGATTTTATCCGAGGAATATACGCGGATGCGCATCTCGTCATCTCTCTTGTTGACCTTGCCGCGCTTGATGCTCCGGTGATAGTCGCCAGCCTTGCGGTCGTACTTCGGACGGTGTACCGCGACACGCCCGACCTCTGCGCGCGCACGCTGAGCCGTTTTCCGGCGCAGCTTTGTGCCGCTGGTACGCAGCATCTTTTTCTGCGCTTTCAGCATTTCTTTCGGTTGTGCGCCCAGACGTTCCGCAAAGTCCATCAGTTCCGAGCAGTCAAATCCGTCACGCATCTTCAACCACCAGCTTCAGCATGACCTCCAGACGGTCGCGGCGCTTGTAATGCGGCTGCCAGTACAGCACATCGTACCGCTGACCCTCGTAGACAAAATACGTCGCAGTGGTCAGTCTGCACGAGCGCGGCCGGATGGTCAGCTTATGCGTAACCTCGGCGCGAACCGTATCACCCGGCAGAGTTTCGTTCCTGCCGGACATGACGGTCAGCGCACCCCAGACCTTGCCGTCCTCGGCGTACTCCCAGCAGGTTTCGCCGATGTCGTTCTCGATCTGGTGCTTATTAAACACTGTCAGGCGGTGTCTGAGATCATTGGTCAGCGCCATTTGCGTCCTCCTTTTCCGGGTAGCGGCTGGACATGGCGATGTGATTGAGCAGGGTCTGCACGGTAAACGGCACCTGTGTCACGCTCGTGTCCGTGACAGGCGTGCGGTTTTCGTACCAGTGCGCCGTGAGCTGCAAAACCGCCGTGTCGAACAGCTCATCACTGTCCGACGGCGGCTCCTTGCCGGTCATATCCCGGACGGCAGTGTCTGCCGCCCGGATCAGGCTCTCAATCAGCTCGTCCTCGTCCGCATGGTCGATGTGGGCGTACAGCTTAAAGCGGTCGAGCGTCAGCATCAGGCGCTCGCCTTCACGAGCTTGCGGACTGCATCCGCCTGCGACGGCTTGCAGTCGAACATCGCGCAGCCGAGGAACAGGAACGCATTGGCCTTGACGTCAAACGTCGAGGTAATGGTCACGTCCTCCGGCATATTGCCGATGACGGTGGACAGGTCAGCCAGATACGCCTCGTGGTCACCGATGCGCTCGTCGATGAGCACCGGATAGCCGTAGATGTAGTAGCTGCCGCCCTCGATACGAACGAGGTCGTTCTTGGACTTGTCCTGCAGCGGCATGAAGTCGGTGAACAGGGTCTTCTTACTCATCAGGAACTGTGCGCCTGCATCGTAGCCGCCGGGCAGCAGTGCGATGAGGTCGAGCACGTTCTGGTTGGTCAGTGCGGCAGTCTTGCCGACAGTGACCGAGTTGGTCGCGCCCCAGGTATTCGCCTTCTCGATGCCGGTGCCCTGATCCGTGCCGGTGCCCTTGATGATGGTGTCCGAGATCAGCTTTGCGATCTTCTTCGCCAGCATATCGGTCAGCCAGTTTTCGAATACATCGAGCGCCATCTGCTGTACGGACTTGGAGATCTGCACGAGCTTGGTGATCTCGTACGCCGACAGGTTGATCTTGGTCAGGCCGGTGTCGGTGGCAGTGATAGCCGCATTCTCGGTGTGGTATTCTGCATCCGCCTGCTCGCTCTCAACGGCAAAGGTGACATTGCCCGGCACGCGCAGCAGCGTTACCTTGTCCAGCAGCGGTGCGTACTGGTGCACTTTCTCGATGATGGTGTTCGCGGTCTGGGTCGGTACCAGCGGACCGGCGGAAGCCGTTGCGGTAGACCATGCACGCTGCTCGGTTTCGGTCAGCTCGTTGTTTGCCAGCGTTTTCAGCCATGCCGAGCGGTATTCCTCGCTCGAGCGGTCATACTCGCGCTGCTCCGGTGCAGCCGGCTGCGGCTGGAACGTGCGTGCCTCGACGCCTGCGCCGTTTGCGATCTTGTTCAGCAGATTGCGGCGCTGCTCCGCCTGACCCAGCAGGGTCTTGCGCTCCTCGAGCAGACTGTCGGTTTCCGCGCTCAGCGCGTCAAGGTCAGCGCCATCGGCATCCATCTCGGTGCGGATCGCAGCCAGACGCTGCTCAATTTCAGTCACGCGGTTCGCACCCGCGAAAAACTGGATGCCTACACGGCTGCGGAAGCTGCCGAATACCGCCTGCTTGTTCTGGTTTTTGCTCATTTTTACTTTTCCTCCTTCGGAAATCCACAGGTTTTCAGTTTGATTGCCAGCCTGCGGCGCTTGTCCGCCTCCGCGTGCTCGCGCTCGGCCTCCGCCTTTGCCCACGAGCGTGCCGCAATACTGGTGCCGTCGTACGCCGGAATATCCACCGCCGCCACATCAAACACCCGCTTGAAACCGGTAATGCGGCGCAGATGCTTTGCGCGGTCGTATTCCTGCTTGTTGACGGTGAACGCGAATGACATCTGATCCAGATAACCGCCCCGGATTTCCTCGTAGAGCCTCCGCCCTTCCTCGGTGCCGGACAGGTCAGCCGAAACACGCAGACCGCGTGTGTCCACGGTCAGCTGCAAAGTGCCGTTCTTTGTTCTCGCCACGGGTTTGCCCCCGTGGTTATAATTCATCACGACATCGCGCATCTCCGCTCCCGTAAACGCGCTTCTGTCGATGACTTCCTTGTACTCGATACCGTCGTACTCGTACAGCACGGTCTCCTCGTCGAAAACCGCCGCATATCCCTCTACGCGGTACTGCTTGTCCTCTTCCCCCGTGTCCAGCGCACGCACCTCAAAGGTGCGGTAGTCACGGGTTTCCGGTGTGATCGCCATTGTCACCCTCCTTTGACGTATCGCCCACGGCGTCCAGATTGGACACCTCTGTGTACTCCTTGCGGATGTAGTGCTTGTCGCCGTCCTCGACCGGACTCATGTTGAAGATCTCCAGACCCTGATTGTGGGTCAGGAAGCCGCGGTCGAACAGCTGCGTCACGACGTTCAGCTTGGTCTGGTTGCTGGCATACTGCAAGCGGTTCGCCGTTGCGATGATGGACGCGCCCGCCGCGATCTCCTCCGGCGTGAACGTCATAGCCGTAAGCACCAGCGACAGCTGAATGGCAAACGGCTCGATAAATCCCTCGTAGTAGGCGTTCCACTCATCCTCATTGTAGGTGTTGGTGAGGATTTTCTCATTGGTACCGAAATACTCGAACACGCTCGCGCGGATCAGCTCCTGCTGCTTGGGATTGACGACCATCGCCGCCGACTCGATCTGCTTAACGTCCGCGTACTTGCTGTCGAACATGGCAACGCCGGTCGCATTGCCGGAGAGATTGTCCCGCGCAAAGCGCTCCCGCTCGGCGGTGATGTCCTTTTCCTTGAGGTTGCCGCTCAGACGTGCCAGGAAGCGGATGGTCGTTGCGTTCTTGATGCCGTTGATAATGCCCTCGGCCTGTGTCTGTGCCATCTGCATGGTCGGCATGAGCGGCCGGTTGTCCGAGCCGAAGAAATCGTCCTCGTACTGATGCTGCGTCAGGATGCCCGCCCGGTTCAGCTCGATCGCGGCCTTTTGACCGCCCCAGAAGCTGTACTGCAGATACGGCTCACCGCCGAACTCACGCACCGAGGACTGCTGCGGCAGTACCGGATAATAGCCGATCAGCCGTCCGGCACTGTCCTCCATCGGCACGATAAAGGCGTTGTTCTGCACCAGATAGATGGTCGCCAGCCGCGCAAGGAACTTGCTCGCATCCATAAACGGATTAGGCTGCATCCCGAGCACGCGCCGCAGATCTGGCCGGGCATCGCCCGTCACCTCGAGGTGCAGCTTGCTGCAATGCCGCGCAAACGCCGCAATGGCCGCGCGTGTCAGCTCCATCTCGTACAGGCCACCGCGATAGGTCGTGTAGACCGGCTGGTAGGCGGTCAGTGTCTTAAAATATTCCCTCGGTGCTGTGCCGCCGGGCGGCCTCCGCGGGAACAGCTTTTCCAAAAGCCCCAATGTACTTACGCCTCCTCGTTCATCGTTACATAGTCGTCGTAGTGGTCCTGCAATACCTTGTACGCGCAGATCAGCGCGACCGTGCCGTCGATCCGTCGGCGGCTGTCCGTGATCTTGACCGGCTGAATATTGCCGTTGATATCCGCGCGCACTTCGGTGTTGACCATGCACCACTTGTCGATCGGGTTGTTGTTATCGACCACCAGACCGGCGCCGAGGTCGGCCTTGAGGTCCTTCATCGGCTGCGAGAGTGACAGCGGGCCCTGCCGCACCGGTATCATGCACTGTTCACCAAACTCGGCCTTGAAGCGGTCGAGCAGGCTGTCATCAATGTGCCACGGGTCGTAGCCGATGTAGCGGACGTACAGATCGTCCTCCTCTTTCAGTTCCAAGAACCAGTCGAGCATGACCTGCTTGTCCACCTTGTTGCCCGGCACGGCGCGCATCAGGCCGCGCTTGACCCAGAGCGAATACGGCACGCTGTCGCGCTCGCGGCGGTTGCCTGCGGCGGCGTCTGCGTCCAGTACGCTCTGCGGCAGCCAGTACATGCTGCGGCGGTAAATCTTCGGGTCGCCCGGACGCTGGCAGATGACCGTTGCCGCGGCAAGGTCGATGCTGTCCGCCGCGTCCATGCCGCCGATACCGTAATCGAAGGCAATGCGGAACGTCTCCGGATTGGAGCACTCCGCCCAGGTCAGCCAGCTCGTCGCGGCGTTCTCCTTGAGGTTGAAGTCCTTGACCAGTACGGTCGGCAGGAAGGACGGATCGTTGTCCGCCTTCTGCACCATGCGTCTGAGATAATCGACCTTCTTGATGGTGCCGAGTCCTGGATTGGCCTTGATCCACATTTTCTCGTTGCGGTATTCGTCCCGCTCGTCCAGCTCGTAGATCCACGCAAGAAAGCTCTCGTCCTCGATCGAGCCGTCAATCACGCCCGCGGCGTAGGCGTACTGCGCATCGAAGATACTCTCGCGCACGAAGCCGTTGGTCGAGATGGAGAACAACAGCGGCTGTTCCCGCGCCGACATGGACTGCTTCATATCGTCGTAAATGGCGCGGTTCTTAATCGCCGCCAGCTCGTCCACCAGTACGCCGTGCGAGTTTAAGCCGTCGAGCGTGTTTGTCGCAGACGCCAGGGCGGTGATAAATCCGAGATTGTACGGATAATACAGGTCGCTCTGGCGCTTGCGGATACCGCTCGCAAGCTCGGGCGACTGCTTGCGCATGTTGACGCAGGCGGTGTAGCTCTTTGCCGCCTGCTCGCGCTTGGTGGCGATAGAGTAAATCTCCGGCGCGCCCTCGCCGTCGTTGACCAGCAGGTCAATCTCTATCGCGGCGCACTCGGTCGTTTTGCCGTTCTTTCGTCCCTCGACGATCATGCACTCCTGATACTGCCGCAGACCGGTGTGTGCATCGACAAAGCCGAAGATGGCCTGCCAGCGTGCTTTCTGGAACAGCTCCAAGCGCAGCGGTGCGCCAAGCTTGCCCTGCGGCTGCTTGCAGAACCGCTCCACAAACTCAATGTGATGGTTCGCCAGGGCTTCATCGAACACCCACGGCCGGTACTTCTCCGGGTGTCGCAGCTTGTCGAGCAGGACGGCGCACAGCGTTCTGACCTTGCGGCAGGCGGTGATTTTGCCGGTCAGTACCAGACAGGTGTACTGCTCAAGCCAGTTTTCACCCTCCGGTGCCGGTGTTTTCTTTGCTTCGCGCTCCATGCGCTTGACAAGACGCTCTCTCGCCTGTCTGGGGTCTGTTTTGGCTGCCGTTCTGCTCACCTCCTCCGGTTTCGTCTGCTTTTGCGCTCTGACGGACGCACCCGCTCGTCAGCAATCCGGGTGCGCCGCCGTATCCTTGCCCATATACTCGATATGGGTGGACGGAATGGCAATACCGTCCGTCACAGCGCAAAAACAAAAAGAGCCGACAGCGCCATCTCTGGCAGTCTGTCGGCTCTGGGCTCCAAGGCCTCTGGCTCTCGTTGTTACTTCTCGTTTTGGGTGTTCAAATTGGACACCGTTTCCCGCATTTTCCGGTGCGGGCACTCCGTCACCTGCGATGCCCGCGTCCAGGCGCTTTCGCAAAATCCCTGGCTGTTGATCATCGGGCAGGTCAGCGGACAGATCGTGCGCTTTCCCATCAGCCGATACGCCTCCCTGCGGTCGTGCGCTGCCACTCAGTCAGGGCATTCATTTCCCCGTTGGACTCCGGCAGCAGGTCGCACAGCGTCTTGATGACCGTGGTGTAATTTTTGATCATCGTGTTGTACACTTCGACCTCCGGCGACTTCTTCGTGCCGTACTGGTTTTCGCCGTTCTGGTACTCGGAGACGCACCCGTTTTCGTTGATAGAATCACGTAAATCCTCCAGAGTTACGGCCATAAAAGCCGCATTATCCATGAGTTTTTCGGCGGTTTTCCGCTTGTTTTCGTCAATTTTTGCAAAGACTTCTGCGAGCTTCTCGCGCTCGCGTTTTATTCTTGTTTCGGCCTTCGGTTTTCCCATGCCGCACCTCCTCTCAACTACACCCCTCCCGCACCCTTCACCCAGCCAAATCTGTCTTGGGTGGTGCGGTCTTCCGCCGGTCAGCGCGGTTTCTCGAATGGGGGGAGTAAGTTTCCGTCGTCATCAAAGCCGCAGCGTGCGCCGCTGTGCTTTGTCATGTGCTCGATGTCGTGACAGTGATGGCACAGCAGCTCGAGATTAGACCAGCCGAGCGTCCGTGCCGGATTGCCCATGTCCTGCGGCCGCAGTGCCTTGCGGTGGTGCACGATCAGTCCCGGCTTGCCGCATCGTTCGCACAGTCCGTGTCGGCTTATCATGTAGGCCTCGCGGGTGTCGCGCCATGCCGCCGAGTTGTAGAACGCTTTCGCCCAGGGCTTAGCCATGACGCTCACCTCGCATCACAGCAATCGCACCGGCGCTCTCGAAGATCATCTGCTCGAGTACCTCAACCCGTTTGTGCAGTTTCCATCGCCGTTCGGCACATTGTTCCGCACGAATAAGCAGAGCAACTTCGTCCCGGCGCTGTTTCAATCGGATCAGGTTCCGCTCATACTCATCTGCGATTTCGGCAATGCTTTTCACGACGTTCACCGCTTTCGGGGAAAATAAAAAGCCGACAGCGCGCACTCCTCACGGAATGTCACGCGGTCGGCTCTGGGCTCCAAGACCTCTGGCTCTCACCGTCAAAGCTGACGATGGACTCGCACTTGCAATATTTGCACCAAAGTGGGAAACACCTCAGCACAGTTTGTCCCGGCATGACCATAACACCAGTTGGCCGGCCACATCGCGGGCACACGATTTTCATCTTCTGTTTATGATTATACACTCGTTTTCCGCTCCTGTCTACCCTTTCGGCGTTGTTTCTCCGGCCCCCTGTCATATGTTATAGACAGTTCCAAGCCAGAATCAACGCGCTTGTGACTGCGCGCTGTCTTACTATTATAATGTATGGTTTTCGGCAACAGGTATTTGATGTACTTGCAGCTGGCTATCTCGTTGCGGCCGCCGCCCTCATCGAGCACCTGTGCTCCCGGCGGTGCATCAACGGTCGTGCCATCGTCTACCCACTCGTAGGTCGTGACCGGTCGGTCAAGGTTGCGGCTCGGCACAAACTGTTTTTTGCCGTTCAGGCTCGCTTCCCGGCGTTCTTTGGTAAGATAACCGGCCCAGCCGTCGTAGCCACGCTCACGGATGTAGTTCAGCTGGATGTCGTCGCCCCAGAGCCAGAGCGACTTGAAAAGCTCAAGATCGCCGCCGATTGCATTGATAATAATATGCGCGTGAGGCCGGTGGTCTCCGTGCCTGCCCTCGAGCACATAAATGTATTTCAGATCCGGCAGACCTCGCGCCTTGCGGTAGGCCCGCATCTGCGCAAACACTTTGCCGAGGTGCTTGCGTGTCACGTCGGCGCTGTCCGGCAAGTCCGCATCTCGATAGGTGACGGTCAGCACTAAATCGCCCTCGTCAAAGTTGGTCGCCATCAGCATTTCCAGTTTACGCTGAGCCGTATTCGCGTTGGTGCGCTGCACCTGTTCCTCCGTCACCTCGCGGATGCGCTTGCGCTCCTGCTTGCTGGCGTTTGGCCGCGGCACAGTATAAACCGCGTCCCAGACGAGCCGTCCGGCCCGCACTGTTTTCCTTCGTTTCACTTTCCCCTCCCCGGTGTTCAAATTGAACACCATAGCGGACGAGTTACCCCGTCCGCATGTAGTTCTTAAGAATACCCGCGATTTTCATTTTTGTCAATCGCAGGGATTTTTTAAGTATCGCTTCGCCTCTCGCAAAACTCTGCCACCGCCTGCAGCTTGTCGGCCGCCTCACGGATGATCGCGCAGCCGCACGTGCCGCAGTTATGCTCGTGCCCGCAGCCGAGGCAGGCCAGAGATCCGGTCTGCACTTTCAGCCGTCCGAGGGCCTTGATGAGCTCATCAGTTTTCATATGTGTCCGCTCCTTCCCCATAAAACAAACTGATTTGATCTGCAAATTTGCTAAACCGCTTTTCGGCAGCATCGAAATATGTCCGGTCGATTTCAAAACCTGTGAAATCCAGTCCAGCCTTATATGCCGCGATCCGGCTGCTGCCGCTCCCTAAATGGGTATCCAGCACGCGCATACCCGGCGACGCATAACGCTGAAACAGCCAGTCATACAGCGCAACCGGCTTTTGTGTCGGGTGAATACGCACCTCATTGAGTGCCTTATTCCCTTGCTGAATGTGCCCCTCCGCAACGCTTTTCCCCTGCAGCATACCGCTCCACATATACCGAAATAGACGCACGCTGGTAAACAGGTCGGTGGCGGCAATCTCGCAATCCGAGAAACTCGAGCTTTGGTTGCATTTGTCCCACACAATCCGGCCGGGCGCGAAATCATAGCTGAAATAATTGCAGCCCCAAATGATGTAGTGCTTTGACACTCGCCGCAATTCGTCAAAGTATGCCTTTCCCGGCACTTTCCATGCTGCTGATACAGGGTAATAATTGCGCCGCACTCTGGTTCGGCTTACGTTGGAGCCGTAATAGTGGCGGCGTTCCGGTCCGCTAAAGTACGGAGGGTCTACCACAGCGAGATCAAAACAGCCGTCTTGGAACTGCGCCATTCCCTCCATGCAATCCATGCAGTAACAATGGTTGGTTTCAAGCATGGCCGTTGCTCTCCCGTTCCATCAGCTCCTTCCGCATCTCCTTGAGCTTGTCCGTCAGCAGGCTCTCGGCCTTGCTCCCAGCTTTCAGCTTGCCGCCCTTGTCGCAGAGATTGAAGCGCGGGCGGTTGACATTATGCGTGCCGCCGCCAGGAAAGAAGTCGTCGCCCTCGTACCAGCTGGCTGTGAAAAAGCTGCCGTCCGGCAGGTCGAGCCGGTACACGCTAAGCCCGATCTCAGGCGCCTTGTGCCAGATGCCCCAGTTCTGCCAGCCAGACAGCACGGCCTTGCGCTTGCTCTCGTTCGTCAGGGCGATAACGTCCTGACGGGTCAGTTCCAGTATCATACTTTCCCTCCCAATTCTTTTAACCGTGTCATCGGACACCGCTCGCACTTGTCCACCATCGCCTCATAGTCCAGTTCAAAAGGAAACTTACAATACTCATCGCAGATCTCACCTGCGAGCTTGTTTACCGCCTGCTCCCAGCAGCCTGTATGGAATATCGGACCAGAGCGCACACCCTGTCCGCAAAACTTACACTTAGCCATTATTCCGGCGTCACCTCCGTCCAATGCGTTACTGTTACGCTTGCCGGGCAGTCCTGGTCTTCAGCAAAGCGCCAGCCATCCTCCCAGCGGACATACTCGCCATAGCTCCCGTTATCCTTGCGGCACAGCAGCGGCACGGCCTCGGGCGGCTGCTCGGCGGGATACTCATGCCAGATTTTCGCCTCCGGCCGACCGGCAATCATCTCGAAGGGGTCCACCCCCGCCCAGTCGGCCAGACGGAAAAGGTCATCCAGATCGGGTGCGTGACAGTCCAGCGGATCATCCCACAGCCAGTCCGTATACCAGCGTTCCGGGAAGTTCTCAAGATCTTCATAGCTCGTAATTCCGACGCCAGCGAGCGCGAGCTTGATATGCCGCCGCGCCATCGCGAGCGGCGATTTCATGAAGGCATCCTCGCGCTGCTGGCGCTCGGCCTTGCGCGTCTCGGCGTCCTTCGCGCTTGTGATGCGCTGCTTCACCACGCCGCACACCTTTTCGCACCCGTCCGCCTTGTCGCAGCTGTGGCAGCAGCCGGGACACTTGCCGTCCCGCACCCACGCCGCGCGCTTATCCATGCCTGTGCAGGGATGGGGCGAAAAGCTCTCCGCCGGGCAGGTCAGCTGCGTGAAGGGATACTCCGCCGCCTTTTTATGCGCCTTGATCTTTTTCGCGTCAAGGTTGTACATTTTGCCTTGATATGCGCCGTGCAGCTTGCGCTGCAATTCCGCATCGCACTGACTCAGCTCGTAGGCGGTGCTGTCGTTGATACGATGACACTTAAAATCGCCCTGCCACGCCTTGGTCAGTCCGTTGTCAATTGCCTTTGCCCTGGCAATCTGCGACTCCGAGGTTTTAAGCACCTCGGCAACGTAGCTGCGCAGCTTGCCCGGCAGCTCGACCACGCCACGCGCCTGCAAATCCTTGAGCGCAGCCTCGATCTCCTTGGCGGCCTGACCGGTGTACTCGGCAGTCAGACCGCCGCCGCCGCGCGCCATGGTGTTGGTCCAGTGCAGGATCAGCGTCTGGATGGACGGGTCAAGGTCGGCATCGAGCACAATACAGGGCGCGGTCTTGCGGTCGAGCAGCGCCAGTGCGTTCCGGCGGCGGTGTCCTGCAAGGAGTAAGTACCCGCCCTCGGTCTTGCGGCGCACAACGAGCGGCTGCTGCAAGCCAATCACATTGATGGACTCGGCCAGCTCGTCAATGTCGTTCTGCGCGTAGCTGTTGTTCTCGTTTTCCTCGATTTCGGCGAGTGGAATCTGCTCCACCCGCATTTCTCCGGTGCCCGATTTGGACACCGTCTCGCCCATCAGCTCCGCGAGATTAAATTTCTTAGCCA